AACGCGGATGTTACAGCGTAAGCGAACGTACAGTGAGCGGAGGGATAACGTAGTGTTAATCGCATCATTAATCGTAGCTGCGTATTTACTAACCGGATTATACTTCCGTCCATATGCGCTAGATTGTCCGTTATGGGAACGCGTAGTTATGCACGTGGTATGGCTACCGTTAATTATCGGATTATATGCGTTGATTAAATACGGGAAGTAACGGAGGGATAACGTTAATATGAGCGGACATAACGGCGGAATCATACCTCCGGACGTTAAAGCGTATAGTGACGACTTCGTGTCTCACGATTACGCACGTAAACTACTGGCGCAGGTTATCGGTACTGACGTAGCTAACGTAGAATATAACAACGGTAGTTACTACGCTTGTGTACGTAATACAGGCGGAGCCATAACGCATAAGTACGAGATAACGTAATATACATGCGCTGTTCTTACGCTTTGCCCGAGCGTAGGAGCAGCGCTTCTTTATGCGTGTTTATAGCGTTGATTTAGCGTTAACATAGGCGCTTTGATATCGCGGAAGTATAAACGTAAGGGCAGCGTAGATGAACGTTAATATACGGTTGATACACGCTAATGTAACGTGCTACTGAGGCTTACGTTTATACTTGCGCATTATATAGAAGGAACGCGATTGGCGGATGATGGCGCAGGGGTTCCGATTAGTGACGGGGATAACGCCGATTACGGTTGTTGGTCGGCTCGTCCCGGAAGCCCTCCGAAATCTCACGGGGTCAGACGAAAAAGAGCGCTACTTAGCGCCCTCGCGTTCCTTTAACGCACGATATAACGTAGCTTTGGTCACGCCAGTAAGCGCGGTTATCTCCGCTACTGTATGCGCCTGCGTATCGTATAGCTTAACGGCTTGCGCGACCTTCTTGCGGTCAGTAGGCGGACGACCACCATTACGGCCGCGGGCTCTACTAGCCGCGAGTCCTGCGCGTGTACGCTCAACGATTACGTTACGCTCGAACTCGGCGAATACCGCAAGCATTCCGAAGAACGCGCGTCCTATAGCGTTAGACGTATCGATATTATCGTTGAGGCTTACGAACTCAGCGCCGCGCTTCTGTATCTCGTCTAACGTAGATATTAGCTTAACGGTAGAACGCGCTAGACGATCGAGTTTATACACGTAGAGGATGTCACCTGCCCGTAGTAAATCCATTACACGCGCCAGCTCTGCGCGGTCATCTTTGGAGCCTGACGCTTTCTCCGTATAAATACGTTCACATCCGGCAGCCGTCAACGCGTCTATCTGCATATCTAACGATTGCTCAGCGGTTGATACCCGTGCATATCCGATCTTCATAACGTATCGCCTCCGTTCCATTTGTTACCATCGTATCATAAACACGTATGGGAATGCAACGTAGTTATTGGTACGGATATTGGAACGATTATAGTACGTAATGGCGCGCTGATTAGGCGTATTTATTTTCGTTGCTTATACGCTCGTATTTGGAACGGTTGGAACGCATGTCGGAGGCGAATTTAGGCGGGACCCCCAACGCCCCATGCGGACAGGCCTGCGTTTGCTGTTCGGAATTTGCGCACAATTTTTTAATCTCGGGAGGTACACGCACACTCACCGCACACATCACGTAATAATCACGCAGAATCACCGTCAAATTAGCGCGTTTCGTACGCTTCGGGACTATTCGTATTCCCACGTACGGAAGACGTTAATTTCACGCAAATATCACGTAAATAAACGAAGGAGGAAACGCAGTGTCAGATAAACGTAAACAAGCGCTCGAATCGCAGCTCGACGGACGCCAAAAACGCGCAGCGTTAATGTGTGTTGAACGTGAGTTTGCACCGGAAGAAGACCGCTTAACGTTCGACGCCATCGCGGAAGAGATCGGCGTATCGCGCAAATGTCTCTACGAATGGCGAACGCAGAAACGCGCCTTTATCGATTACGTTAATTACCTCGCGGACGATTTTTTATCCGCTGACCGTGCGAAAGTGTATCGCCAGTTAATGCGCGCGATTGACGGAAGCCAGCCGAGTATTAAGGCGATCGACTTATTCTTCCGCAGATTCGGACTAATTACGCAGCAGGTCGCGGTTGAAACGAAGGATGCCGGATCCGCACGTAGTAACGAAGAATTAGCGCAGGAAATCGACGAATTAGACGCGCTACTTGACGGAGACACATAACGGAGGAGGTGCGTTCAAATCGCGTATATTAACGGAGAATGGCTGGATAAAACAGCGCGTGCTGAGCGCATCAAGCTTGTAGGGGAACGCGCTAAGAAACTCCGCGATCTAGTAAAGGCAGGGCGCGCGACGACATATCACGAAGAGTCATTACGCGCAGATATTGCGGAGATTAAACGTCTCAAGCGGATTGATCGCGCGGAAGAGGACTTAGCATTCTTTACTTACGAATATCTATCGGATGCCGGAAATCCGGATAACGAGGATAATATCGTAAGGAATGGCGAGGACGGAACGCCGCACGATCCTCTCGAAGACATAGCGCCAATACACGCGGAGTTCTTTGCGTTATGTAATCACGTAAACAACGTTGTAAGAAACGCGAGATTAGCGGTGGCCGCTGCGCGTGGTCACTCAAAGTCCGGTATGTTTTCGAACAGCGAGCCGTTGCATCAAACGGTCTTTCGTAAGCGGAAATATATACTTGTCATATCCGAGACAGATACGTTATCAAAAAAGCTCATCGGATGGGTTAACAAGCAGCTTAAATATAACGAGAAACTACGAGGGGACTTTGGTCCCCTTTTGCATGAGCGAAATAACCTTAACGAAAAAGACAACGAAGAGGCGTTCATTACGCTATCGGGTACGCTGGTCGAGGCGTCGTCCTCCGGTAAGCAACTACGGGGTAAGCGTCACGGTTCTTATCGTCCGGATCTCGTTATTGTCGACGATCCATCATCGCAGAATAACGAAGGCACGAAGGAAGCGCGCGAGAAGCTGATTCACTGGTTTAACTCTGTTGTCGTCCCGATCGGAACGAAAGCGACCGCTATTATACTCGTCGGAACGATGGTCAGCGCGACCGGTCTTTTGAATCACGTACTCAAGCGGCGCGACTTTGAATCATCGTTTCACGGCGCAGTCGTCCAGGAGCCGGATAATCCGCAGCTATGGGAACGATATTGCGAAATATATGCGCGGTCAGAAGATAGCGCTGAGCCTGACGCATTCTACGAAGAACATCGCGCCGAACTTGAATCCGGCGTTATTTTGGCGTGGCCTTGGCGCTGGACATATCGCGCGCTTATGCACGAAAAAGTCAACATGGGAACACGCGCATATAACTCGGAGTTCCGGAATCTAGCGTTTAGTGAGGACGAGCAGTTCTTCTTTCCGGACACTTACGGATATTACCGTTATGAATACGAAGATGGCCGGCGCTTTATTCGTTACGAGGATTTACGCATACCACTTTCGGAATTAACGATAAGTGGCGCGTGGGATATTGCGCAAGGAAAGAACGCGCGGTCCTGTTATAACGCGGTGCTGACCGTCGGCCGCCACGATAAAACCGGCTATATCTTCGTACTCGACGAATACGCAACGAAAGAGCCTCCGCACAAGATACTCGACGTCATTATCGAAAGGATACGCGTATTTAAACACGACGTTTTTAGCGTTGAGACGATTAACGCGCAGCACGAATATTATCGGCAACTGCAGGAGCGTATGAGAACGCTCGGCATTTATAAAACGCGGCTTAACGATGTTAAATCTCATAAGACTGGTAAAGAAGAGCGTATCGAAGCGCTTGAACCGTTGTTTCATAACAGAACGCTGATACTAAACGCGGCACATACGATGCTTCTCGATCAATTGGCGCAATTCCCGCGCGGTGATTACGTGGATTCCGCCGACTCTTTAGCAATGGCGGTTGAGAATGTAGCGAAGGCCAAACGGAGACTACAAAATAAACCGAGTTGGATGTAGACGAAAGGAGGTCGCAAATTGACAAAGATTTTCCGTACGGGAGAGCAATTCCCTCCTGAAAAAGATATCCCGCGTCTCGCACAATATAAGCGCGGTCAACGTATCTACGAAGGACGCCACGCTGAAATTTATGAACGCGCATCTTCGTTATTAAAGGATACGCCATTCGCCCCGCAGCTCGAAACGCTGTTTATTGCGGTCAACGTTGCCGACGTGCTTATGACGAAGCCAGCGGATCTACTTATCGGCGAACCGCCTACGTATGACAGCGGTAAAGGTAAAGACTCACGCGAACAGGAACGCCTTGACTCGATCACGGAAGAAAACGACATTAACCGTTTGATATACGAATCTACTATCGGGGCTGGCTATCGTGGAGACGCGTGGTTCAAAACGTATTACGCGCAGAGGGCGGACTTTTCTGAAACGGAAGCGCTCGGATTGCCCGCGCCAGAAGCTCCGTTAGAGCCGATTATCGAGAACGTTCCGGCTAACTTAGTATTTCCGGAGTTAGCGGCGGGCTCACGTAAGAAGTTTAAAGCGCTAAACATCGCGTGGATTGATTGGGTCGAGGAGCCTGGCGGAAGAGTTATCCGCTGGATTACGGGAAACGCAGCCTCATACGTACCTTATCTCGTAGTCGAGCGCCATGTTCCCGGATATATAACGTACGAACGCTATCGGTTGAGTGAAAAGAGCGTTAATGCGGAATGGGGCGTACCTATTTCGACGTATACAATCGGTGATCAAGTCGCTACCGGCCGCGAGTCAGACGTCATCGAAACGGGAACACCGCAATTACTCGTACATCACGCGCCATATAAAACTACGGACGATTCTTGGCGCGGAGAAAGCGCAGTGAGTAAGATGGAGAGCGTCTTAGCTGCGATAAATGACCGCTTAGTTCAAGTCGATTATATCCTCTTTAGACATTCGGACCCAACGGCTTACGGTCCGGAACTTGACGGAGTTGAGGACGGAACAGGTCAATCTATTCGTTGGGGCGGAAAGTACATTCCGCTGAGTAATGGCGATCCAACGCCGGGTTACATGGTGTGGAACTCGCAACTTGAAGGCGCGTTTAAGGAATTGGATTACCTTCTTGGACTTGTGTTCCTGATGGCGGAAACTCCGCAATGGTTGTTCGGTACCACGATTACAGCGGATAGAGGCGGAACAGGAACGTCACACACGGACGGCGCTTCGATTGGTATGCGGATGATGCCGATACTTAAAAAGGTCGAGCGCATTCGGGCGCACATGGATCGTGCTATTCGTGACGCAATATGGACTGCGATGCAACTTGAAAACTTTGCAAATCGCAATGTGGAAGGGTTCGTTCCGTATGAGCCCGTTTATCCGACGATAGAATGGCGCGACGGCCTACCAAAAGATGCTAAAGCGGAAGCCGAAACGATGAGCATACGTACTGGCGGTAAGGCTACACTCGACGTCGCAACCGCAATTAAACGTTTGGACGCGATCAGTGACGCACAGGCTGCGCATATTATCACGCAGATAGATGCTGATGAGGAACGCACACTCGGCACGGTCGACACAACGGTGTTTAACGAATGATCGAGCCAACGTACGACTACGAAGTCGCCGTCTTAGTCCGCGCATACAAGAACGCGTTGCTCGCAATATCCGCCGAACTCTCACGCTTAGACTTATCCGCAATGTCACGCGCTAATTCGAAAGCCGCACTCGCCGAGGTTGCGGTTATTTTGCGTGGACTGAATACGGAATCGGCGGCGTGGGTTGATCGCTATATACCGTTAGCTGCTACTGATGGCGTTGCGCTTGCAATCGTCCAACTCGGCGCGGCGGAAACGTTAGAAGAGGCGCAGAAGATCGTTAAGTTTAACCGGATCAATCGCGAATTCGTAGCGTCAGCCGTTGCGGATACACAAGCGGATTTACTGGCGGTTACACAAAACGTAGATCGCCGAGTTAAGCAAGTCGTCCGCCAGGTAACCGCCGATTCAATGCGCGCGAATTTGACACGCGGAATCAACGGAAACCGTACGCTTAACGCCGACATATTACAGCGCATGCAGAAGACGCTAGGTAGCGCGGTTGATACCGGAATTATTGACGCAGGAGGACGGCGCTGGCGACCAGAAACCTACGTCGAGATGTTAACGCGTACGAAGATGGGCGCGACACAGCGCGAGTCTACGATTAACGAAGCGGTCGGCCGCGGCGCTTATTACGGAGTGATTTCGAAGCATAACGCGGTTGATAAATGCCGCGAGTACGAAGGAATGATCGTTAAACTTACGCCAGATGCGCCTGGGAATTACCGTTATATTGGCGACCTCCCACGTAACGAGATTTTTCATCCGTGCTGCAAACACGTAGTAACAGCGCTACGTGATCCGAAGATATTGGAGCAATAAGGCTCCGCGTCC